AAGCCAGCAAGGCGTGTTTGATGCGGATAATCCCTATCTTACTTGCCCTTCTGATTTTCTTTCTCCCTTCAGTCTTGCTGTTTATTCCTACACTCAACCCACAGGTACTGGAACGTCTGGGGCGTATACGGTAACCGTATCGTCTGCGACTAACATTCAAGCGGGGCAGTATGTTTTTGGTACGGGGATCGCCACCAACGCACAGGTAGTCAGTATTAGTGGTACAACGGTTACGTTAAATATCGCCAACACTACAACGGTTTCAGGTGTTTTGACGTTTCAGAGTAAGTATTTTTATTTGCTCAATAAAGACGTTGAGTTTATTCGGGAAGCGTACCCCCCACCACAAAGTATAGGTCGCCCTCGTCATTACGCATTATTCGGCCCGACGGTTAATGGGGGCGCAATTACTACCACGGTTTCTTTAATTGTTGGTCCAACACCTGATATTGATTACAAAGCCGAACTTCATTATTTTTACTACCCAGAATCTATTGTTGACGCTGAAAATACTTGGCTCGGTGATAATTTTGATACGGTGCTGTTATATGGCGCTTTGCAAGAAGCCTATACATTTATCAAAGCTGAGCAAGATATGATGGCTCGGATAGATTCGCAGTACAAAGAAGCTCTTGCATTGTTTAAACAGCTTGGTGATGGTAAAGACCGCCGCGATACTTATCGTGACGTACAGGTACGTTACCCTGTGAGGTAGTATGGCAATCTTCCAAACCATGTGTACAAGTTTTAAGGCTGAAGTTGCCCAAGGACTGCATAACTTTACGACGGGGACGGGTGATGTCTTTTATCTCGCGTTATACCTACCCTCCGCAGACTTGGGAGCAGATACCACTGTTTACACAACGTCGGGTGAATCCAGTGGAACCAATTACACCGCTGGTGGGATTGCACTTACAAACATCACGCCAACAACCTCCGGCACCACGGGGTATTGGTCGTTTCAAAACGTCACTTTTTCAAACGTATCTCTTACATGCGCTGGGGCGTTGATCTACAATTCTACTAACGGCAATCGGGCTGTTTGCGTGTTAAATTTTGGCACGACACTTGTAAAAGCTAGTCAGGATTTAGTGATTACTTTCCCAACTGCGGATTCAACAGACGCTGTATTAAGGATTTCTTAATGGATTGGGGATTAATCAACAACTATGAAGACGCGCAATGGGGCGAAGTTGATAATCACCAAGAAGCTGGGTGGGGGGAAGTTGATAATTACCAAGAAGCTGGGTGGAGCTTAATTATTACGCAATGAGGTGAATTATGGCTTATATCCCAACAACATTACTTTCTCTTCCAATTATAACAACTGGATCAGAGTCTGGTTCATGGGGAAACGTTACTAATAACGGGTTAACTCAGTATCTTGATATTGCTATAGCTGGGTCGTTGTCTTTGACAACAGATGCCGATGTTAATTTAAGTAATACTGCGGGAACAGATACCGTAACTAATATTGGTTCTACCACTGCACAGTACATGGTGCTTAACTGTACTGGATCACGAACTGTTACTCGGAACATAAACGCCCCGAAACAAAGTAAGTTGTATGTTGTTATTAATGCAACAACTGGTAGCCAAAGTGTTGTTTTGCGCGGGGGGCCGACTGCACCAACAACAGGTGTGACGATTGCAAACGGAACTACAGCACTATGCGCTTGGAATGGGTCAGATTACGTTTTAATTGGGGCTTCTGGTGACGTCACCGCCGCTGGCAATAACGCCTTCACAGGCGCAAACACTTTTTATAACGCCACAGGGCAGGCTTTTGCTCCGGCAACAACAAACGATGGGATTATTCTTCAAGGCAGGGCTGGAGGATCTTCGTCTTATCGTGTGACATTTGCCACTGCAACCCTTAGCGCCAATAGAACGCTTACTTTTCCCGATGCTACAGATACTGCTGCGGTTCTTGGTACGGCACAAACCTTCACCGCAGCCCAAACCTTCCGTGCTGCCAATGCTATTAGATCTGAAGCAGCATCTACACAAGATGCGGTGATTATCGCTGGTCGTGCGGGCGGTACAAGTTCTTACGCAATTACTTTGACACCTGCAACTCTTTCGGCAAGCAGAACGCTGACGCTGCCAGAGCCTGGAGAAGATGTAACGCTTGGCTATTTAAATGTCCCGCAAAACATACAGACAGGCAGTTACACGTTAGTTCTTGCTGATGCTGGCAAACACATTTATCGTGGCTCAGGATCTGCTGCAACGTGGACAATTCCAGCAAATGGGAGTGTTGCGTACCCAATAGGAACAGCATTAACGTTCATTAATTTGTCTGCAACTAGTGTAAGCATTGCAATTACAACCGACACGATGTATTTAAGTCCTACTGGCACAACAGGAACTAGAACTTTGGCTCAGTATGGATCTGCCACTGCCGTAAAAATAGCTTCAACAAACTGGATCATCTCAGGGAGCGGTCTGACATGACAGGGGTAACACAAGCGGTATTTATGAACCAAAGGTCGTTTGGCCCACCCAGAGGTGAACAATCCTATACAACGGCAGGTACCTATACCTGGGTGGCCCCTGCGGGTGTTACTTCAATTAGTTTCGTAACTTTAGGCGGTGGTGGTGGGGCTAATACCTATCAAGGAGGCGGCGGCGGCGGTTTAGGTTATGTAAACAATTATTCAGTAACGCCCGGAAATTCTTATACTGTTGTTGTCGGCGGTGGCGGAACTGCCACAAATGTTAGTAATACTGCCGGTGCTGGCGGAACAAGTTATTTTGTTAGTACAAGTGTAGGGGGGGCCACGGGTGGTCATGGCGCAGGTATGACGCAAACTGGAGGTGCGCCAACGGGAGGAGCTACTGGAGGCACCGGAGGTACAAGTTCCGCTTATGGTGGGGGTGGTGCCGGGGGTTATTCTGGTAATGGCGGTAGCTCTAGCCCCGGTACTGCTGGCGCTCCTGGTAGTGGTGCTGGTGGCGGTGGTGGAGTTGGGAACGCTGCTCTTATCTCCCCAAACATAATTCAATACGGTTCGGGTGACGGGGGCGGTGTTGGGTTATTTGGTGCTGGAAGCACTGGAGCCGCAGGTACTGCTGGCACTCCCGGTACGGCTGGAGGTTCAGGTTCTGGCGGGAGTGGGCGTTCTTATGGTGGCGGCGGTGGTGCGGGCGGATATACCGTTTATTGCGCCACCACATGCTGCCCGATTTATGTTTATAACAACGGTTCTGCGGGTGGTAGTGGGGCTGTTCGTATTGTCTGGGAGGGATCTACACGATCATTTCCATCAACCGATGTGGCGTAACGACTATGGAACTTTATATTCAAATTCGTGATGGGCAGCCTTACGAACATCCTATTCTTGGAGATAATTTTTTTGAAGCGTTTCCGCACTTGGACACCAATAATTTGCCGCCAGAATTTGCAAGATTTGAACGCATTGAAGCTCCTAGTTTTGGTGTTTATGAAGTGCTTGAAGGTCCGGTTTATCAATGGGTAGGTGATATTGTTAAGGATGTCTGGACAGTTCGCCCGATGACTGATGAAGAAAAAGCAGTCAAGGTTAGTGAATTAACTCAAGCTGCTTATGCTTCTAGAGATCTATTAATCGTTTTTGCAGAGAATCAGTTTACTAAAGCAGCTACGGATGAACAACGGCAAGTATGGACAGAGTACATAACCAAACTCAATAATTGGACACCTCTAAGCCTTGAAGACCCAGCATTTCTAGCGCCACCTTTGATGACCGGAGATGGAATTAGTTTAAGCACAACTGCTTCAGGAGCCGCGCCAAATGTTATTGGTTAAGCCATTAGAAAATCTGTATACCTTTGAGAAAGCAGGGGACATGCTGCCCAAGCACAACCACACTGAGAACGATGTGCATATCACTATTGTGGCGCGAGGCAAGCTCAAGGCGTATTCGCATGATTGGCAGTTTGAGGCAGTTGCAGGGCAATTGCTGGACTTTCGCGCTGGCGAACCACATGAATTGATGGCGTTGGAGGACAATACACGGATCTTTAATATCGTCAAAAAGCATGGCGGTGTGAGCAACGATATTGTAAACATTGAGCCTTAATCATGGACGATAAAACCCACGAGCTAGCCGTACTCAAAGCGCAGGCTAGGATTCGGCTTGAAGAGCTTAAAGCACAAGACTCGGCCAAAGAAGTAGCAGGAAAAGCCATTGGCGAAGATGGTCTGCTTTACATCTTCCTGATTGTGCTCGTAGGTGTTGGCGCTTCACTTTTTCTTGATGGCGAAAAAATTGCTGCTGTTATGGGTCTTCTTGGTGCTTCACTTACTGCACTTATTCAAATGCTGAATGGGATCGCAGGTACTGCGCCTAAGCAGGAGAAGCCTGAGTTTGAAGTCATCAAGGATCTCATTACACGTTTGGACAAGCTTGATCGTGCCGAGCCACCCATGCAGGTTGATGTTGAAGGCAGCAAGGTAACCGTCAAGAAAGGTGCCGACATCGTAACGGCTAAGGGGTAATTATGTTTGAGCTACTTAGCGGCGGTCTTTTAGGCTCCATCTTCGGCGGCATCTTTCGCCTCGCCCCTGAAGTCCTTAAGTTCTTGGACAAAAAGAACGAGCGTCAGCATGAACTCAGCATGTTCCAACTCCAGACCGATCTGGAGAAAATGCGCGGTGAATTCAAGATGGAGGAGAAGTATGTTGACTACTCTATCCAGCAGATGGATACCATCAAAGCTGCGTTTCAAGAGCAAGCTGAAACGGCTAAAGCAGCGGGTTGGTTTGTGGCTGCTATCTCAGCGTTGGTTCGTCCGGGGATTACTTGGTGTCTCTTCTTTATGTATGCGGCAGTCAAAGCGGCTGCGCTTGTTATCGCGTTTCAGACGGGTGCGAACTGGATGGAAGTTGTAACTAAGTGCTGGGATGAGGATGATTTTGCT